GTGAAGCGAGGTGAGGTGGTGTATGTGAAGGAGGCATGCCTCCTGCATGGGTATCTGTTTCTTGCCTTAGGGTGGGAGATGGTGTCGTGCTGCGGGACTTCGGTCTTGCCGCCATGTAGGAGGCATGTTTCTTGTGGAGCATGCCTGTATTTTCCCAAACATTTTGGGGTGCAGATACTCCTGGACTAGACCGCATAAGGGTGGTGGTCAACCACTCGTCTTTCCCGTTCGCGGGCCAACGCGGTGCCAGATCAAGGAGCTGTACTTCCAAAATGGTTGGGTGCAGAGTTGTGCACCCTCGTGTAGACTGAGGTGTATTGGTATGCGGGGAACTTATTCGTTCCAAGGTAGCGAGTTGTTAAAACGGCCCCTCTTATGTGGAGATACCGGAGGGGCCAAGGCGAGGACGGGGCTTGCCCCAGAGCCATCCACTGACCTTAACCCCTGGTGGAGCCCGCTATTTTGGCCGGTCGCTGCTTGGCAGGACCGGAAGCGTCGGAGGGAAGCCGATCTAGGATCATTCATTTTTGAATTACGACCCAGATACGACCTAGTGACACATCCTAACGTGTTCCAGAGATTTAACGCATTTTTTATTGAGAAATATGAGCGAGCTTAGTTACGTGCAGTATGGGACGGGAGGCAAGAAAGGAGGGAGCCAGGTTACCATGTATTGGGGACCAGGACCGGAAGAGAAGAAGAGGATCCAGCAGAACCCTCCGGCTTCGGTTGTTCTAGAGAATTGGAAAGTATTCCAACGGATTGTTGGTTCCAACGTAGAAATCGAAGCGGAGATTACAGCTGCTGAGGCCCCATTCTTGACGATACCTGGAACCTATTTAGTTGGAAAGGTTCCCCGACTTGTCTTGTCTACTCGCCCCCAGATCTGGATGGCTGTGTCAAAGATTGAGTCTATGAAGTCTACAGTCGATTTCCTGTTGAGAGAGGGCTCTATTATGAATGAGTCCCTTGTCTGTTCAGGAACCGATGTAGGCCTGTTCACAAGGTTGGAGCGTATCAAGAAGGTGACGGACCCAGCTTTCAAAATTCATTTTGGGCTGGAGTTCCAGGACTTCGTTGAGAAACGCTGGCCTTGGAAATGTGTTGATGCCTCATACTTTGCAAAGTTGGAAAAAGCAGAGCATTTGTTTGAGATACTGACAATTACGGGTACATCGGATGCGGGCCCAGGATATGAGAGGAAGGTCGGCCAAGCCACAAAGCCTATGAAGAAAGGCGATGAGGATGCAAAAGAGTTGTGTAAAATTATTGTAGACACAATCTTTGATGGTCTGGACCACGGCATGTCCGCCCAGGATATCTTTAATAAGTATCCTGGTTGGTTCGTTGCGCAGATGAAACCTAAATGTGATTACTACTTGGCTGAGCAGGTCTTTCCGCAGGACATCTATGGAAGGGATTCCAAGGTGCCCCCGAAAACAAGACCCTATTTTGCCTTGCAGTACCACACCTCGTTGATATTTTCGGCGATCACACAGTTCGTAGGGGACTGCGCCGTCAATTATCAGCAAGATCCCCGTTCGTGGTCCATGATAGGACACTCCTGGATGCACGGAGGGACTGACAAACTCTGGTCTTACCTTAAGGGAGAGGGAGTCTACAAACCGACAGAAACTTTTTCTTGCCTGTTTTATGGCGATGATGCAGTTTATCGGTGGGCCTTTGAAGGTCCGGATGGGTCTATTTTGACTATTACGGCCTATCCTGACATTTCTGGCATGGACTTCACTCTGACCCTTCAAGCGACGGGGCCTAGTGGTGGTTTCAGTTCCTACTGTGACCATATATTCAAGAAGTGGACTTCGAACGAGGATGTTGATGCCCAATCCTTTTTATACCCCGAGAGATGGCGCTCATTAGTGGCCATGTTCGGGGTCTTGGCCGTAGTAATGCCTTTCGTGTATAGCGGTAAACATGTGGTGACGTGTAAGGTTGGCCTCAGGTCCGGTATTCCCGGAACCACTTATTTCGACAATTACCAGTCGTTCAGGATAGCATTTGTGGTCCGTAAGTTCATGGAGAC